GAATGGACCAACTGGTACTGTTGGTCCCACAACTGGATTGGGGTCTCCATTAGTAAAGGGTGTGAAGTCGCCGGGCTTAGTACCGTCACCTGACAAATACCCTGTATTAGATCCCTCTGGAATAATTCCAGGGGGATATACACCCGGTGTCTCAGGAGAAACATTATCGGGTGTCGGTGGCACAGGTAATGGTAACTCTGTACCAGGCAATGTACCACCTAAACTTGGTGGAGGATATCCTCCGATTCCTCCTGGTGGAGGAACATAAATGCCGCCGGGGTTGGGGAAAACAACTTCGCCCGGGCGTGTTGGATTAGGATTGCCAGGCCATGCAGGAGGTGTATAATCGTTACCATTAGTACTAGGTATACCCTCAACTGCGCCAGGCAGCGTTCCGTTAGTAGTTAAAGTTTTCAATTCAGCAGGAGTTAATTCACTAGGCATATTATTGTCTAACTGAATACCTACTGTCTGCAATCTTGTTTGATTACGCTCTTGGCGCATCATACCGATAGTACTTTGTCCACCTACGTTACTTGTATTACTGATTGCCTCTAATGTTTGCGCAGACATGTGAGGTTTCGTATCTTGTGCTAATTGAGGAACACTATCAACAAATGTATACAATGACATTGGATATGTGTTTAAGAAATAGTCTTTAGGTACGGGCACTGGAACAAGTGCTGTATATCTTGTTCTTTGTTCACGCTTTAAATTACTACCTATTAAATTCCAAACAAGATTACATTGGGTTGCCGTTGAAACATTATTGCTTTGAATAGTTGAAATTTCAGTATTTGCATCAGCAATGATACTAGATACCGTGCTATTCATTGGTGACTGCCAGCCAGTTGTGCCGTATGCAGTGTTTACACCGCCTGTATATGGATAAGACACATACGCAGTAGGTGGTGCTTGAATTGCAATGTTGATATCTACATTTGCAACAGGGGCTCCTGCACCAGGCATAGTAGGTGGCCCTAATTGACCGTCTGCGGCAGGAACGATACTTCCATAATTAGTAAATGAACCCTGTGACAATGTAAGAGTTTTAACTCTACCATATGTTCCGCCACTATTTGAAGCCGCATCAGCGTCATTTGTTCCTATTGTGGTAGTTGCTGTTGCACCATCAGATGAGAACGATCCATACGTAAATGATACTGCAGGCGCTACCGCAGAACTTCTACCGTATCCTCCACCTGGATCAATCAATGTTATTGTACTGATTCTGTATTTTCTTTGATATGTTGAAGGGGTCCAATATCCAGGATATTGAGGGTCTAACGGGTCGGTAACAGGTGTAAAATACCCTACCGTTACTGTTTCATAATCATATTCTAATGTCAATGATGACGTTGCTTGTTCCCATGTTACTGCTAGGAATAATTCTTTATAGATATTAAACAGTTTTTGTGTTGCTAACTGACCAATTTGTCCTTGTAATACTTGCCAAGGATAAGGTAGACCACTCATGCAACCAAACATATCACTTAGTGTATATGATCCGAACGGACCGCTACCCAATGCACACACTGTTTTACTAAAAGTAGTTGATACTTGATTAGTTGGTTTATTAGTGCCTGCTGTTAAAGGTAGATCAGTTGTAATTTCCATACCTTTAACAACTTGAGCAAATCGTTCAAAGTCACAATACTCAATGTTTCTAATTTGTCGCATTGAATATTGAAATGCTCCGGCTGCTACTGCTTGATCTAATGGTAAAATATTTCTTAGATACGCGCCGAAGCCTGTAGGCAAATCATTATAATTGTTTGGATTTACAGTGTTATCAAAGATTGGGGGTGTTCCTGCAGGAATTTGAATTCCTATATAACTACGTACTGCAGGAGAATCTAATGACTGATTTAATCCACCGTTTTGATAAATGAGATAGTATGTTTTGCTATTAGTTGGTAAGCCTAATGTTTCATTATAAACTGGCACAGTTAATGTTGAATAACTGTTAGGGAATAACTTACTAACATTGAGTAAGTCTGCTAAAGTTTGAAAACCTTGCGTATTACATTTCAAAGGCGCTAGAACGTTTACTAAGTTAACTCCTCTAATTAGCAAGAATGCTCCATAGATTTGTTGTTCTTGTTCTTTGGTTATACTTACGTTAGTTCCAGTTGTAATGTTGCTGATATCAGAATTACTTAAACCGGCAGCAATAAGTGCAAGACTTAAATCAGATGTAATAGCATTGTTAAGCCCTAATGTTTTTAATAGATTACTAGGCAATCCAAATGTTGCAATGTTGCTTAGATTAATTGCTTTACCTAAGTTAATTAAATCTTCACCAAACAATCTAGTAGACTGTGATACACCTGCAATATCCGCAGTGATCAAGTCACTCATATTACTATATACACCCTGCAAGAATGTTTCGCTATCTTTGATAGCCATAATTGCTTGGTTAGAATAATTAATCCATGCACTTGCTGTTAAGAATGATGAGCAGAATTCTTTATATTCAGGATTACTTAATGTCACACTTGAACCGTTCCAATTAAATTCATTCCATGCCTGTAATGCATGACAACGAATCCAACCCCATTGTGTAACTGACTTATTAGCGTTTGCTGTAGTATACGGAATCCAACTAGCGCCTTGCACTTGTCCGATACTACTACCGCTAAAAGGCCAGCCTGAACTAGCAGGAGCAGTTACACCTGATGCGGCTAATGCAGTCGTTGTCCAAACGCCTGCCGGATCTTCTGCAACATAAGTAGGAGGTTTTGAATTTCCTAATGCCGGAATACTGCCTGCACCAATACTTATAAGAGTATTATATGTACTATCTGATAGTGTCCCGGATACTGCTACCCCGCGGACATAACCATCATTAATTGCCCAAGTTAGTAAACGTAATACAGTACTTTGTACTAGACTACCGAATGAATAACTAGCATTCGTTTTGCTAGCACCCATGTAACTAGCAGCCACAGGGTTAATATTAAGACCGGTATTGTTTAATATCGATCCTAATACGTTTACGCCTAAGGGACTTTGTTTTCCTGTATCTGCCATAATTATCTCATTATGGCACGTTTACGTCTGGACTGCCTTGTATGATTGAGTGACCGCAATCATTGCCTGAGCCAGTTCTTAGAACAGGTGAACCTTCAGCAAACACAGTTGGACTACCTTCTGTAGTTTTTGCCGCGCCGTGCTTACCTTTACCGGGGTGTGAAGTAATATCGCTAACGTGTAACCCAACTGCAATGCCATTGGCAAATACAGTTCCGGCTCCGCGAACGATCTTACCTCCTACCTGATTTTGATCACCTTTTCTACTTAGTTGTGCCATTTTATCCTAGTACTAATTTCTTTTCAGGTAACTTAATACCTGTTGTTGCTTCAACATACTTGTTCTTAACGCTTGCGTCTGTAACTGCATAAATTGAAATGCTATTAGTATTTAGTCTATATTCACCCTTGGGGTCTGCGGTAAACATGCTGGGAACTAGTCCCATACCCTGTGGCCCGGGAGCAATTGATACGGGTTCTGCAACAATAAGTTCATTACCCTCAATACCCTTTACTTTAGCGATGAGTTCTTCACCGCTGTTTAACTTTAATGTATATACTTCTTCTAGTTTAATATTCACGCTGCCAGTCTCTCTTTAAGTTCTGTAAATCCACCTACATATTCTTCATCTAAGAAGATTTGTGGAACGGTTCGGGCTGTAGGTACGGCTTCTAGTAGTTCTTCTTTAGTCCAACCATCGCCGATTTTTCGCTCCTCAAATTCAATGCCCTTCATCTTTAGTAATTGCTTTGCTTGATCGCAATAACTGCAATGATACTTACTCCATACGATTGCTTTCATTTTATTTTCTCCTTAGATATTTGGTAATTCTTCGTAATCAATACTGTCACTCATAACACCGATGACATAGTTAGTTGATTCGTTTTCCTGTAATGCTGTTTGTTTCTTGCTAGTATCAACGTGCTTGTTGAACCAAGGAATAGGAGTAGTCTTTGGTGCAGGATTCCAATATTTGATCCCGATATCTTTCAACGCACTAACGGCTGTATAGTCAACAAAGTCTTTTAGAATGGCAGCATTAAGACCAATAACTGGTCCCTTCACGAACAGATAGTCTGCCCATTCTTTTTCTTCACGAATAACATCAGTGTAGATTTGAATAACTTCTTCTCTGCACTGTTCTGCTACTTTAGCAAAACGAGGATCTTCCTTAACAACTTGATTAATCAAGTATGCAGTCCAGCCCTTATGTAATAGTTCATCTTGCAAAATCAAACTAATGATATTACCATTACCAATAAAGATTTTGTTCTCTACCATCGCTAGACTTGTAGCAAATGATACCATAAATCTAAATGCTTCTAATGCGTAACTCGCATGTAATGCAAGATAGATAGCCTTGATGTAATCTTCTTCTTTAATTGTTTCACCGAGATCTTTA